TTTAGGAATTTTAATAGATGAAATTTCTGACCAAGATGTTCTCAACAGGATGGCAATAAAATTAAAAACATTAGTGCAAAATTCGCAGGGGGATAAGTGACTCAACAAGATGTAATTACTATTGAGAGTGCTTTTGATGTTTTATCTGAGGGTTTGATGAAACAAGAAAAGTATAAAGTAGGTTCATTTAGAGATTTTCTCCAAAATACTTGGTGTCTTAGTTATGACCATCCTGAATATTTTAAGGCTTGGCATGTAGGTGTTTTGGCAGATGACATTGAAGAATGTGTGAAGACAGGCCAGAACTATGTGGCTGTCCTCCCCAGATTTCATTTTAAATCTACTGTTTTAGGCCACGCATTTAGTGTGTGGCGATTATTAACTTCTTCTAGAGATTGTTCTGTTTTGTATCTTTCGTACAGTGATGGTATGGCAAGGTATCATATTTCGGAAATTAATAAAGCTGTAAATAGAAATCCTATTCTCTCTGAATTAATGATAAGTCGTAATCCAAAAGCTGATTTTTCTGCGAGATTTCATATTAATAAAAAGCCTATGGAAATTATGCATGGTGGGTTGTTTAGTTTCAAAAGGGGGCTGCATGTTAATGGTGCATTGATTGCTGATGATGTATTGCGTGATCCTGAAAATCCTTTAAATATAGGTCAGATAACAAAGGTCGAAGATCATTTTCTAACGGAGTCTATGTTCATTCCGTTAAAGGGAGTTCCTGTAATTGTATTGGGTACTCCAATGATGCCGGGGGATTTACTTTCTAAGCTTCAAGAAGATTCTAGATTTAACTCTAGGGTACTTCCTGCCCTTGATCCTGTGCCAAATCGTAGAGTTTTAATGCCTGAATTATATAATGAGGAATGGCTTTTACAACAACAGGCGGCAAGACCTAAATCATTTGCTTCTGAGTTTATGTTGATTCCTCATTTTTCTACGGAAGCTTATTTTGATGAGGAAGAAATTACAAAATGTGAATATGAGACTTTGCGTTCAGCCCCAGCACTGAAAGAATTTACTGATATTGAAACAGGGGATCAGATGTTTGGAGGATTTGATGTTGGGAAAAAACGCCATCCATCTCACTTAGTTATTTTTAGAAAACGTGGGGAGTATGTAGAACAGGTACACCAATCATTTTTAGAGGGATGGAGTTATTCTGATCAAATTGAATATCTAAATGAAGTTGCACAGAACTTTAGTTTATCGGTAGGTTATATAGATAATACTAGGGGAGAATTAGAGGATAGAGGATTAGATCATAAATGGTTATCTTTAACATTTACTAAAAAAGCTAAGAATACAATGGCTCATATATTCGAACAATTTGTTCATTCTGGAAATTTAAGGCTTATAAAAGATGAGAGACAAAAACAACAAATTTTATCTGTAAGCAATGAATTAAAAGCTCCTGTTACTCCAATGGGACATGGAGATGCTTTCTTTTCTATTGCAATGGCTTTGCAAGCTGCCCACGAGACAGCATATAAATTTGTAAATTTAGGTAGTATCTCAGATTGGTTTGATGCTGTTAGTCCATATGAAACTCCAGAAGGTAGGCGAGAAAAGCTTGAAGGAGAAGGACTAGGTAATTTTAATAAAAACTCACCAGCCAATACTTTGCAGATGGCTCCAGTCAATGAGATCGAACGAATGGAGTCAGCACCCAACCCTCAGTGTAAAGAAGGGGTTTGCAATCCCTCATTTTGGGTTCCTGAAAGGGGACTCTGTTTATACTGTGGGCATCGTAGATAATTAATTTAGGAGATTTTATATGACAACCACGACTCTCAATCCAACTGTCCCCTCATTACTTTCAAAACAAGCTGAAGTGATTCTAGAAAAACGATATTTTTTAAAAGACGATGAGGAAGAGAGTCTTGAAAATGGCACCGCTATGTTTAAACGGGTGGCTAAGGCCATTGCTGCAGTAGAAAAGGATTATCTAACGCTTCCAGTTGAAGCTACATTACTTGAGAATGAATTTGTAGAAATATTACAAAGCTTAGAATTTCTGCCTAATTCTCCTACTCTTATGAATGCGGGTACTGACCAAGGTACATTATCTGCGTGTTTTGTTTTACCTCTGGAAGATTCTATGGAAGGTATTATGAAGGCAGCTTCAGATACTGCAATGGTACAGAAATTTGGTGGTGGAACTGGTTTTTCTCTTTCTAACATTAGACCGCGTGGAGATAAAATAAAAACTACTCATGGAATTGCTTGTGGGCCTATTGAAGTATTGAAGACTCTTTCACGAGTATCTTCTATGATTACTCAAGGAGGTAAACGTGATGGAGCGAATATGGCTGTTATGTCAATATACCATCCTGACATATTGGAATTCATTGATTGCAAATCTATTGAAGGGGATATTCATAATTTTAATATTTCTGTTGGTGTCGATTCGCACTGGATGAAATGTGTGGAGAACGATATTATTTATAATTTAGTTAATCCTCATACACAGCAATTAGCTGGTAAGCTTAATGCAAGGGAAGTTTTCAACAAAATTATTGAGGGAGCTTGGCGTAATGGGGAACCGGGGATGGTTTTCTTAGACAAAATAAATGAAGACAATCATGTAATAAAAGAATATGGCCCAATTATAGCCACTAATCCGTGTGGCGAACAACCCCTGCTTGGAAATGAATCATGTAATTTAGGTTCTATTAATTTAGCTAAATTCTTTAGAGATAAGGATGTTCAAAATTCACAGGTTCCATGGAAAACTCAAATTGATTGGGAGAGGTTAGAGAAAGTTACATGTTTGGCTACGCATTTTCTTGATAATGTAATTGATGCTAATGAATATGCTACATCTGAAATTGAAGAGATGACAAAAGCCACACGTAAAATTGGGTTGGGAGTGATGGGTTTTGCTGATCTTCTTATTCAATTACGTATTTCTTATAATTCTGATTTAGCTATAGAAGTAGGCAAGGAAATAATTGCTAATATACGTCAATGGGCAGATCAAGAATCTTTAAAATTGGGGGTTTTACGAGGTACTTTTCCAGCGTGGCCTCAAAGTAATTATAATAAAATAACTGAGGCGTATAGAAATACTTGTAGATTAACGGTAGCTCCTACAGGAACTATTTCTATGATTGCTGATTGCTCTAGTGGGATTGAACCGACGTTTGCGGTGGTGTGGAAAAAGCAAAACATTCTAGAAGGCCAGACTTTAAACTATATAAATAAATATTTTAAACAGGATGCTAAAGCACATGGTTTTTATTCAGAAGATTTAATGAATTATCTTGCTGGGGGAGGATTATTAAAGAATGCTCCAGATACTTTTAATGTACCTGAATGGGTTACAAAAATATATGTAACTGCTCCAGAAATTTCTTTTAAAGATCATGTATTAATGCAAGCAGCTTTTCAAGAGTATGTAGATTCAGGTATTTCTAAGACAATTAATTTGTCAAGTAACGCAACCATTGATGATGTGAGTAAGACTTATATGTTAGCGTGGAATACTGAGTGTAAAGGAATTACTGTTTATAGGTCTGGTAGTAGAGAAAAGGAGGTTTTGGTGAAAGGCACAGAAGAATCAGAAGAACAGCTTATGTTTGATATGTCTGAATTAGAGATTGCTGATAAAATTAATTTAAGGGAATGCTGTGTGAATCCTTATATAGTATATGAGTCTGGGTGTGAGACATGTAAGACGTGTGGATGGAGTGCTTGTGTAATTGCGTAGGTAAATATAAATAAAAGAGTATAATATAATAATTGGGAGTAAAAATGCCAGTAACTATCTATACATCATTTGGTTGAGGGCCATGTAAGGTAACCAAGATTTGGTTACGAAATAACGGTATCAGCTATGAAGAGAAAAGTATATCTAAGGAAGAGAATCGTCAGGCATTATTTGATTTAGGTTATAAAACTACCCCAGTGATAGTGGGTGAAAAAGGAACAGTGGTGGGCTACAGTCCCGCAAAACTAAGCGAAGCATTTTTATAAGGAGTAAAGAATGGCAATAGGAAATATGTTAGCAGGGTCAGAACAGCAATACATAGCATTAAAAGATGAGACAGGAACGTGGAGGATTTTAGATACATGGCATGACGATCTAAAAAATTTAGATGTTGAGGATGAGGTTCCTGATGATAGTGAGGCCGTCGTTGTATTTACTGAAGGTCAGTTTATAGCATTAATAAAAGAAGCTGGACGTTTAGGAGTCTTAGCTAACGCAACATTTGGTTCAGGGGAAGCGGAATATGAAGCAACAATTTTGGATAAGGATCAGGAAATTCAACAGTTGCACGAAGAGATTCTAGCTTTACAGGAAGAAAAATCCCAAGTGATTCAAGATGTTTCACATTCCGAAGAATATGAATTGAAAGAAAAAGCAATGGCTTCAATTATTAAATTAGTATCTCTACAAGATGTTACTAATTTAACTAAGGATTGATAGATAATATGAAACTTTCGGAATATTTACCACAAGTACCTCAAATGACCCAAACTATGTCTAATCTAAATAAACAGATTAGTTTATTAGATGTTATGAAAAGTACTGGGGACACAGGACAGGCTCCAACTATTGGACTAGACCATGTAGTTAATACATGGGTACGCCATCAGATGGCTTATCGTCAACAGCTTGTGATGGACTTACAAACTATTGCAATGTCCGTTGAAGAAATACGTAGGCCATTAAGTCATATAACCAGTGAAGTATTTAGAAGGGGTATTAATTTTATACCTACTAAAGAAAATCCTGATGAGGCACAAAAAGAAAAGCTTAATAACTGGCTTAAAGACTGTAATATATTTGATCAAAGTTTAGAAGAAGTTCTTAGGCAGTTTCATTTTGATGTGAATTCATTAGATGATGGATTTTTATATTTAGCGAAAGAATATAAAGACCTAGGTACTGGTGAGGTTTCATCTAGGTTACAAGAGATTCGAAGATTAAACCCTGCTCTAGTGGAATTCGATTTAGATTCAGCAGGACTTCCGAAGAACTCTCATTTTATTTGTCCTATTCATAGAGAGAAACTACAAGATGCTCCCGGTATTTGTGAAGATGAGGATTGTAATGCACGACTAGTACCAGCGATGTATAAGTATTATCATCGTAGTCATCACATGTATTTCATGGATTCAGAAATTATTCATCTATCAAAATTCTCTCCTTCAGAAACATATGGCTGGAGTCCTATTCTAACTATTTTTGAGAAGGCTCTTACCTTAGTTGGTATGGATAAGAATTTATATAGATATTTCTTTGAGCGTAAAATGCCAGCTTCTATGTTGATGGTTACGACGGATGACCCTGAGAGCTTGCGGCGGGAGAGAGAACACATTGCTGCTCAGACCCGTCTAGACCCT